CTCCGATTTGCCGAAGGGCAGGGTAGGTGGTAGCATAAGGAACATAGTTCGCCCATTCACCGTATATTACTTCTTGAATATCTAAAGTATCGCCATCAAGAGCAGGGTTCAGAAAACCTGCTGCATAAAGATGGCATTCGGAATCTTGTAATCTGCGTGTAGTAACTAAATCAATATGGCAAGTATTCAATACGGTTGGCCCTGCTAAATCTAAAGCACTATGTTGAATATCAATCGCTTGACTAAAGAAAGTTAATTCATCTTGAGTATATCCTGCTAAGTCAATATAACCTCTCCAAACCAAATACAATTTACCATTATCGACTACTTCCCAACCGCTACCAGTATTCACCGACTGAATAGTAATTGTATCAGTACCAACAAAGTTCATGGTAGCACTAACTTGGGGAACTTGCTTAATCAATTGTCTTGCTGTCATATCGGTTGGCATTACTTCATCACCTTTCATACGCTCTACGAGCAGTCTTTCTTACTTGTCCTTTCTTTGTGCCTCTTACTTTCTTAGTTGCTGCATGTGCCTTTTTTGCTAGTGCGGGGAACCCTGTGCGTGGATGTGCTTTCTTTAGTTTCTTATATTGCTTAGCATATTCTTTGTTATATGCAGAGGCTTTACGAATTACTTTCTCTTCTCGATCCCTTATGCGTTTGTGTGCTCTAGGTATTTCCTTAACAAGTTCCTTGCCTGCTTTAGTCGCTTGCTTCTTTGCTTCAGACTTTACCCCTAACAAGAATGCGGAGGCGACTAAAGCAGCAAGTTCTTCAGCAAAGGCAGGCACTAATCCCACCTTCAATTATCAGCCGCTGTTGATTGTATCGCTACTGCCATCCAGTCCTTGGTAGATAGTTTGACTACTCGGCAACGTATTCGGACTGTACCATACATAACTCCAGTGCCCGTATCTGCTGCATCATTACCAACAGTAAAGTAAAGTTGGTCGTTGACTACAATAAACATATCACTAAGACCTGAAGGACCGAAGTTATCAGGGTAAAGGTCGGTCATGTGAGAAGCAATGCAGTTAGTGTCATCAATATTCAATGCGCCGCTTGCCACTAGAGATTGATTGTCGGCTCGGACAAATGCATTACCGGGGTTTAAATCGGTGAGTTGTGATGTTAACGAACCATTACCAACTAGGAACAGATTAACTGAAGAACCAAAGTCTCCATCTCTTTGCCAAATGAAGTCCACCTGATCGATTGCTATTGCCTGACCAGTTGGTACATTCACATAGGCACTTAAATCAATGGTGCCTGTTACTCTATCTCCATTCGCGCTTCCGGCCGGTAATTGTACGGTTTCGGTTAGGTAAAAACTGCCTGTCTTTGCTGTTGCCATGTCTTTGCCACTATCCGGGGGTTTATTACCCTTATCCGGAAATCAATCGTCCAGGAGAGTTACCATAATCCGGGGATATCCTTCCTTATCTTTGTGAGCGAAGCGAACCCATCTGCCCCTATCCCACCCCCACCCACCCTACCAATGACAACAACAACCTAATGAAGTTGCCTTTTTTTTATTTGCCAATAATAACATTTAATAACAAATATCCCTAGGACCAGTTATGCCAGTAGTAAGTGTGAGCCTAAGTGATGTCGGATATGAGGGATATAAAGAACTCCCAAAGGGGCGTAGAAGCCGTATGATAGACCGTATGTTGCGGGATTATGCCTTAGACCATCATCATGTAGTAGATAACACCGGTCGAAGGTCAATAAGAGAGATAGGAGAGATGCAAGTCAACTTGAAAGCAATGATTGCAAGTCTTCAAAAAGAGAATAAGAAACTAAAGGAGGCTAAACAATGACATCTTGGATTGAAAGAACTTGGTGTGAGGACTGTAAGACCTTTGTTTACTGTGGGATGGTTTTGGAATACTGCCAGTGTCCTGAGTTTGATAAAGAAAACGGGGTGAATCAATGAAGAAGTTTGAAGGATGGATGACTTCAGAGTTACAATTTGTAGCTACACTTATCGCAGGGAGAGAGATGAAGATTCCCGGTGACAGAAAGGATGTCTTGTATGGTCAACTAATCAGAGAGATTAGAAACAGAAGAGTCAAGGAAGAGTTGTTTCAAATGAAACTCAAAGGGCTCGGAACTTCCCCTGAAGAGGAATAGAAGTAGTTGCAGCATTGGCTTTTATTTGAGTCCAAGTACCTTCGAGATGTTCTTTGTAGAATCTTGTCTCATCTAAGCCGCTTGGGTGTTTGTGTTCGGGGTCTATGAATGTTAGAATTGTAGCCATAGCAAGAGTTCCATAAACGAATTCTTTTCCAAATGCTGCAGGAAACCCCCCCTTATAGAGACCAACATTCATTCCTATCTTTGCTTGGCCTCCTTGCATTACAACATTAAAACCGATTACACCCACTCCACCAGTAAAGGCTTCAGGAACTCCAGTATAGTGAGCCCACGCATTGTAGACTTCATTCTGTGAAAGTTCATGGGGTTGGCTAATGGGGACTAATCCAAGACTGGCCATTCAATTACGTTCCTGAGTATATGCTCTGCGGAGCCTTTCGATATAGACCAGGTCTTTTTCATGAGCAGTAACACCACCGATAATGAAGTTGGTTCCGTAGAAAACCACTGCCTCTAAATCACCCACACCCTCTGTGGAAATGATTCTAGTAATATGTATGCGCTCGCTGGCGGTAGGATTACCACTACCGAAACTATCGCCTCCGATTTGCCGAAGGGCAGGGTAGGTGGTAGCATAAGGAACATAGTTCGCCCATTCACCGTATATTACTTCTTGAATATCTAAAGTATCGCCATCAAGAGCAGGGTTCAGAAAACCTGCTGCATAAAGATGGCATTCGGAAT